TATTTCCGACGTCGCGCAACTAATGCCTCGGCCGAAGCCTTCAACTCCAAAGTGAAAATCTTCCGCTCGCAGATGCGAGGCGTAAGAGACCGAAACTTCTTCATCTTCCGGCTCGTCAAACTCTACGCCTAAACTTTAACATTTCAGCTCTCGAATTTTAACAAATGCACCGGAATTTCGGCTTGACCCCTACCGACCCAAATTCGACTGAAACAATAACGGCAGCCAAGCTGATAGCCCGGTTGCCGTTATTTTTCTTTCCCACTGTCTGCTGTCAGTTCATCATGGCGCAGTCAAATTTGTTGCGCATTGTTGCCATATCCTCATATATGGTCTTGTCCTGCATTTTAGCGTAGATCTGAGTTGTCCGTATGTCGGAATGACCGAGCATCTTCGAGATGCTTTCAATCGGAACATGGTTACTCAGCGAAAGAGTAGCGAATGTATGCCGACCGATATGGAAAGTGATAGGTTCTGCAAGGGAAAGCGAACAGGTAAATATAAAACGTAAACCGTTTGAAATGAGCTTTGTTTCAGCATTCTGCCAAGTATAGAAAATGCAAACGGCAACGGAATATTGAGGTTGTTCTGTTACCAAACCGTTAGCCGGGCAGTTACCGAAACGGGAATAGGTAACGGCAGGCAATGAAAAGAAACCCTCACCGTTTTGTTTGCGCTCATACACAATGTTTTGCATATCAAGGAACGCTTATACGGCAAGTAATTTTGCACTAAAAAATATAAGCGTATGAAAGTAGAAAAATTCAAGGTGTTGCTCTACCTCAAAAAGAGCGGACTGGACAAATCGGGAAAGGCTCCCATCATGGGACGCATCACGGTAAACCGCACAATGACACAGTTCGGATGTAAGCTGTCCTGCACTCCCGAATTATGGAATCCCCGTGAAAGCCGTCTGAACGGAAAGAGCAAAGAGGCGGTTGAAACCAACGCCAAGATTGAGAAACTGCTGCTTGCCATCAATTCCGCATTTGATTCTCTGTTGGAGCGCAAGCAGGAGTTTGACGCTACGGCAGTCAAGGACATGTTTCAGGGGAGCATGGATAAGCAGATGACCCTGTTGAAACAGTTTGACCGTATCAACGAGGACTTGAAATCGCGTATAGGCATCGACCGTGCCGAGGGGACATACTCCAAGTATTACTACACACGGCAGATTCTCGCAGGGTTCATCCGTGAGAGATTCAAGACGGAGGATGTCGCCTTCGGGCAACTTTACGAGCGGTTCATCTGGGATTTTCAGGACTATGTGCTCGATGAGAAGAAACAATCCCTGCAATCCGTGCGCCATTACCTTGCCCTTTTGAAGAAGGTATGCCGCATCGCCTACAAGGAGGGACATTCCGAACGCTATTTCTTCTGCAACTTCAAGCTGCCGAAACAGGAAATCAGCGCACTGAAGGCACTCACACGGGAGGAGTTTGTGAAAGTACGTGACGTGGAAATATCCGTGCGCCGCAGGCCCTCGCTTGCCCTCACCCGTGACCTGTTCCTGTTTGCCTGCTACACCGGAACAGCGTATGCCGATACCGTGTCCATCACGCGGGACAATCTCTTTTCCGACGATGACGGGAACCTGTGGCTGAAATACCACCGCAAGAAAAACGAGTACCTCGCACGGATGAAACTGCTTCCCGAAGCGATTGCCCTATTGGACAAATACAAGGACGAATCACGGGAAACACTTCTGCCTGTTCAGGACTACCGCGTGTTGAGAGCCAACATGAAGAGCATCCGTGTACTGGCAGGAATCAAAACCGATATCGTCTATCATGTCGGACGCCATAGTTTCGCAAGCCTAATAACGCTTGAAGTGGGTGTACCTATCGAAACCATCAGCCGAATGTTGGGACACACCAATATCCAGACAACGCAAATTTACGCCCGTGTGACTCCGAAGAAACTTTTTGAGGACATGGACACATTTATCGAAGCGACCAAAGACTTGGTGCTTGTTCTCTGATGCAACTATTTAATCAAGTTCAATAAGATAATCAGTTATGCGCAGTACATTCAAACAACTCTATTACATCAACCGCAGCAAGGTGAAAGCTGATGGTACGACCGCCATTTGGTGCAGAATCTCCATAGATGGCAAGCAGGCGGTGCTTTCCACGGGTATTTATTGCAATCCAGATGATTGGAACAGTAAAAAGGGCGAGGTAAAGGACGTTCGTACAAACGGACGGTTAAGCCAATATCGCCAACACATTGAAGATACATACGGCACCATACTGAAAGAACAGGGTGTTGTCAGTGCGGAATTGCTGAAAAATACCATAGTGGCGGAAAGCTCGTTGCCCACAACCCTGTTACAAACAGGCAAACAAGAGCTGGAGAGGTTGAAGAAACGCTCTGTCGAGATACAATCACGTTCCACTTACCGACAATCCATTATCCTTCAGGACTGTATCAGGCTGTACATAGAATCGGTGTATGACATGCAGGATATACCGTTGGAGGAAATAACGGAAGGGTTCGGCAACGATTACAAGACATTCCTGTTAAAGGACTTGGGATGCAGCACAGACAAGATGAACAAGTGCCTGTGCTGGCTCAACAGGTTGTTGTATCTTGCAGTGGACAGGGAAATCATACGTGCCAACCCTATCGAGGACGTGGAATATGAAAAGAAGAATCCTCCAAAGCTGAAACATATCAGCCGTAACGAATTGAAACGCCTGATGGCAACTCCGTTTGAGGACAGTAACATGGAATTGGCACGGCGTATGTTTATCTTTTCGAGTTTCTGCGGTCTGGCGTATGTGGATATACACCGGCTCTATCCGCACCATATCGGGGAGGCTGCGGACGGCAGGAAATATATCCGCAAAAAAAGAGGTAAGACCAACGTGGAAGCATTTGTTCCGTTGCATCCCGTGGCAGAGCGTATATTGTCGCTTTACAACACGACCGATGATACCAACCCCGTTTTCCCTTTGCCCATCCGTGATATACTTTGGCATGAGGTGCATTCCATCGGTAACGCACTGGAGTTTGAAGAAAATCTCTCCCATCACCAAGCCCGGCACACCTTCGGAACCCTGTTGATTTCCGCTGGCATTTCGATAGAGAGCATCGCCAAGATGATGGGACATACAAATATCACCAGTTCCCAAATCTATGCAAAAATCACAGATGACAAGATTTCCAAGGACATGGACAAACTGATGGAACGGAGAAAGAAAATATCGGCCGGCGAAAAGATAAACAGCGAAAATAGCAAACATCAAATCACCCCATTATGAACAGAGGTATAATAACAATCAGTGAAAAGGGTGTGGTCATTATGCCGACCGCACCCGTGTGGATGACACAATTTGAGATAGCCGACCTATTCGGAACATTCTCATGCGATGTCCGCAAAGCGATTCATACCATTTACAAGAACAAGGAACTGAACGAACTTGGCACGATGAAGTATCTCAAGCAACCGGATGGCATCAGTTACGATGTCTATAACATTGAAGTGATTATAGCCGTTGCATTCAGGATATGCAGTAAAGAGAGTGTCTTGTTCAGACGGTTTATAATAAATGAAATTAGCACCATTAAGAAAGTTACACCGATTACACTATTTGTTGCCAGCGTCAGAGGTAATAACCGATGGTATAGTTGAGGTTCATCCCGTCAGCCACTCGTTCCCGATGCACGGATGCAAAGGTAGCGTATGGCTTGATGGCAGCGGCAAGGTCGGGCGGCAGAGCCGTTTCGGCAGAATCTTCCTCCTGCGGAGCGTATTCAACCCGAAAACCTTGCCACTGCCTGCCACACGCTTGAAAAGCATCCGGCAACGGAAACAAGCGACTGATGGGAAATCAGAAGAAAGAAGAGAGGAACGGCTTACAGACGAAGCGGAATTTTGATGCTCCGTCCGTAAGCCGTTCCTTTCTCTTTTTGCCGAAAGTCCGTTGCTGATGCAATCACAGGGCAGACGGCAAACTGCGCTCCTTCAAGAAAATCATGTGTCTGTCAGCCGATAGGCGGAACGGTAGCAGTCAGCAAGCATCCTTTCGATGTCGGATTCACGGTAGAGGATTTTACCGCCTAACTGGATATAGGCTATGCGCCCTTCGTTCCGGTAGTCCTGAAGTGTCCGGCGGCTCACTTTCAGCCGTGCCGACACCTCCTTGTCAGTGAAGAAACGCTCGCCGTTCAGTGTCGGGCGGTAATTGGCGGGCAGATGCTCG